TGGTTTGGTTTGAACTGGTCACTGGAATTGTACGAGCAAATGTGTGGTCGATTAAATCGCCAAGGGCAAACACACCCTGTGTCAATCATCAGAATACTATGTAATGACACCGTGGATCTTGCAGTAGCAGACGCACTCGAAAGGAAAACTGACGATCAAGAAGGATTAAAAGCAGCACTTCAACGATACCGTGATGGTGTTACAACTAATGATTTAACGGTGAATTTTTTCTAATGATCTTAAACAACGTGACATATAAATTGAAACAACTAACTTCCGACCATGCAATATATTTCACCATTGTTGATAAAGAAGAGTGTGTTACTGCCATGTTTGTTAACTCAAAAGAAATGGACAACTTCCAATGGGTGACTGCATTAATGACATCTTATTCAAGACAGTTGAACAGTGGAGTTAGTGTCGAGTTAATTGTTTCAGACATGAAAGAAACTTTTGATCCTAATGGTTCTTATTTCCCACCAGGGTTCGGTCAGAAAGTTAACAGTTTAATACATCACTTAGGTTTGATACTTGAGTCACATGTTCAGCGCAACTAATCGTCTTTGCGTCGATTTTTCTTATTAGCAAGTTCTTGGTGTAAAATTTCTAGTTTTAATTTGTGTTGTTTTAGAGTTGTGTAAATTAATACACTAGACAGCATGATACCAGCCGAGGTTGCTACAATCCCACCGACGACTGGTATCCACTCAATTGCTGTCGCTGTCCCTGTCCCTACTGTCGAGGCTGCTACTACAGCTTTTGCAACTGTCGGTATTTGTTCCGCGCTGTTCGATAGTTGTGCAATTAAGTTTCTCAATTTCTTGCCTCTTTTTTGTTCGTTTGTATAGCGATACCGCCGGTAATATCGCGGCTATGAAAGCTAAAATACCGGCGATCCATTGCATTATTTCGATCAGCATTGGTATTTCTCCTAGCTAAAATAATAAATAATGCCCACACGTATAATATTGAACAAGCCCAATTGTATATTGTCGGAGGGAAATACAGCATATACGCAACCCATCCGACAAAATTAACATAAATAAAATGTAAGCATATTTTTTGAATACCTGTGACTACACTACTAACATTTGACAACTTTGACAATGTAAATATTATAAGTAAATCAAAACAATAAGCCAAAGCATGGTAAACAGTACCGTTATCCAACTTATCACCAATGGATGAAAACGTCAGCCCACCAAGGCTAAATACACATATTGCAATGCGGTCTGACCTTCGTTCGCAAAAAAGCACGGACAGTAGGATCAAAAGACAAAACAAAAAATTCAGCATTTTTTATCATCCTTTTTAGTCTTTGGTCTAGTTTTACCGTCACCACCTGCCTGCGGTGTGACTTCTTTTTTAGTGTCGTTAGACTTTGGTCTAGTTTTACCGTCTCCACCTACCATGACATTTACCCCACGTTTATATTTTATCAGTTTGTGTTTTTTTAAGCTTGTCAAAACTTCTCATCCCTGCAATCCCTAACATCCCCATTAGAACCTGCATGTTTAAACTGGTGTCAATGATTGGGAACTCACCTTCATACCCTACCATTGTTGCAATGAATCTCATTAACGGCTCAAATAGTGACACATAAGCCAAAGAGAACCCACCAACCCAACCTACGAAAGGTCGCCACCCTGCAACGAATACACTCTTGTGCTTAGCTTCCGTGGCATTAATAGACATTTGACCTTGAAGAAGTGTGACGTGTGCTTGTAATTGTGCGAGGTCACCTTTCTGTTTTAACTCTTCAAGTAATCTCATTTCTTGAGACCGCTTAGTTGGGTCGGGCCATATCTTTTCAATGACTCCTTTACCAAGATCGAACAATGCACTTACTGGGTCGAATGACATAACTACACCTCTTTAATTAATGAACCGTTATTGGTCAACTCTAACATTTAAAGTACCACTGGCAAGATCTATTGCACCACCAGTATTGTTTACAAAAGTAACCCTCACACTGTTAGCAGTTCTCACGTAAGCGTTTATATGTAAGTTACCTTGATCAAGACTAAATGAAGCCCTGGCGAACCCAGTTAATACAGCGCCTGTCACTGTAACGTCAGTCGTTGTTTGTGCTCCTGCTGCAATACTAGGTGGGTCATAAGTCTTACTTCCAGTTAAATAACGACCGTATCGACTAGGCTTAACAGCAAACAATTCGTTAGCTGTTACGATATTTAGATATTCATTATCATCAATCTTATCTAAATTTGCACCGCAGTTAGTTAAAGTTCTAACTCCATACCAGAAACCATCGATAGTGTTAGGTTTAGTCTGAATGACGTTGTCTGTATAAGCATCGTAGCCGATACCAAGATGGTATGAAGACGTACCTGTTCCCATTTCTACAATGTGATTACCACCTTCCTTTATGTGCTTGACCGCACCCGCAGCAGAAGTCGAAGTGTAACCTATTGCACCATTAACAGCAGGACCACTTGCCGAACGAACTTCGCAGTAGTTATCCTCATTTCTAATGTGTCTTACTCCACCGTTTTGACCGTGGAATATCACCCCATCTTCCCAATATTTTGTAGAACTTGGAGAGAATCCTTTATTGCTATACACCTCAATCCCTGTGGAAGGGTTATCTTGTGTTATAACTTCATCAGCATCACCAGCTTCATTGACTAAACCTGTAAGCTCCGTGGTCGTTATAACTAAGGCAGATACATCGGATGCAGTTCTTTCTTTCTCATTTCCTGCATTTACATACCCTGTAGGCGCAAATTTCTTTCCTTCCTCAAACCCGTCAGTTAAAAAACTACCAGCGGAGCGAGTAAATGTACCTGCTGCTGCATCCACAGTAATCGTTTGAGTTCCAGATGTGACTTGTAACCAATAATTATTATCAACATAAATAAAGTGTCTCTTACCTGTAACTCCCGATGGACCCTCGAATTCATTGTGGTGGATTTTTAAATCCCTACAAGGATCTTGCTTATCAGTAGTGCTTATCCCTCTAGTTATCGCTCTAATCCCAGTGAAGTCCCCTGCTGAATCAGCGGTTCCAACACTAAAATTCTTGCCGGTATTGTGAGCGAATTCTATATTACTAGAGCTTTGGAATCTAGCCACAGCACCGTATGAATAATTTCCTTCAAAATGATTGTAGTTAAACGTACCGTCTTTAACCATAGTAGATGAAGGTAAGTCGAAGTCTGACACTGTATTAACCGCACCACCCCAATAACACCCCTCTGGTGTGGTGGATAAAAACGTACCATGATTGAATGAGAAGTTAGAAACCGAATGATCCATTTGAACAGCGTACCATCTGAACGCCTCAAAATGATTACCGACACCATGTATATTAGTGACATCTTTAAGGAAGAAACACGCTCCTGATATAGCATCAACTTTGTTAAAGTTAGCTTCAACATCGTCAACACCATCAATATAGAAAGCGTGTGTAACCTTCAGGTTTTTAGGTGGACCGTTACCTAAGTTACCATCTGTAAAGCTAGCATTTAGTATTGTATTTCGATTATATTTGTGATTACGATATCTTTTCTTGATTCTATATTCGTCCGTTGCATCCCAAGCGTTCTCTTCACCATGCTCTAATACAGCGGTTGCTGTAGTTGCCGTGTTAGCTGTAATAATACCTCTTGACCCGTCTGTCATATTAATTGCAGTATATCCAATATATTCGTTTATCGTCCAAGATTTTGTTGAATCCGAAAGTACAGTGGCATCGTCAGAGCCATCGTGTGAACCGGATACAAAGTCACTGTCACCAGCGAGAATTATTCTAGTGTTACCTGTTGCCGGTGAGAAGGTTTGACCTGCCCCATTCCATTTAGTATGTTCCATGATAAAATCATCAGTTGGTGATGATATACAATTCCCACCAGTTAACCCTAATGCTGGGGTTATTGTGAATCCTGCAATCATAGACAATGCTATGGGGTTGTTAAATACAAGTGGGGTGTTAACTGTGAAATCTATATCTAACCAGACTCTTTTTACCAACCCATCCATTGCCTGTAAAGCGGCATCTGTACCGCCAAAAACTCTCATTGACATAGGAGAATATAACCGTAACACCCAACAAATAGTTGCGTCTGCTGTGCTTACGATAATGTTATGGGTGTTTGGTAGGTCTACGTTTGCGGTAGTCCCAACTGTTACCGCGTCATAAGTCCCACCGCCTCCAATCCCTGTCGAGAATTCTTTAGTCTGAGCTACGCTTGTACCTACTACTACACCAGTCAATGCAGCCATAACGGCTGTTGTAGTTACATTAGTGAAATCACCTGCTGCTATAGCCGCCGAAACATATTCGAGTGACCCGTCTGCTGCAAAACCTAATATTTTACCACCGCGAACACCAGGTAATGCCAACTCTGTTGATATAATAGGTATTTCTGTCTCACCGATCCTAACCGAACGACTACCAGTATCAAGAATTTGTTGAATTAAAAACGTCATTTTATCCATTGCGTTTTCATGCAAGTCAGGGAAAAAAGCACCTTGTGACGAGAAAGCTGTTAGCTGTGTTTCTTGATAATTTGATCGAATGAACCACTCATAGTTAGTAGGTAAAACACCTGCAACACGAGTGATGATACCCCCTCCGTCGTTACCTATATTTGCAACAGTGTAGTCAGTATCAACTACCAGTGTGGTTTGAACCCCAAGGTCATTAGTTTCATACACACTCAGTTGTGTTTTGTCGTCTATTTTGAAAGTGTAACTAAAAGTAGAAGCAATACCATTACCAACATAAGGGCCAGATGTAATTTTAGTAGTATTAACTGTCATGGTGATGCTCCGAATATTGTTGACTTAAGTTTATCATTTTTTACGCTTAGGACCAAATAAGAGTTGGTGCATAGTAAGTTCTTCACCTTCCACTATAACATCATACAAATGTTCTCCAGTAGCCCACGCCTGAGAAGTACCAGGGACACCAAGCGCTACACCAGCTAGCTTGGTCGCCCCTTTGGCTTGACCCTTTGTTATTTCATCGTCAGTGACTAACGCACTCGACAGACCTTTAGTGCTTTGTAATCCTTGTTCGATGACCGACGTAACTGGTGAAGCGTTATAATTATACTTACCAATAACCCCATTAGCTACGTCACGTAAAAAAGGGACAGATTGAATTGGGTACATTGCAACTTTAGTCAAAATTGTTTGCGTTATACTTTCATCGTCGTCATCGTCCTCTTTAGAAAATTCGCCGCGCATCATCATTTCAAATATTACTGGTAGTGTGAAAAGGAAACCTATTTTAGCAGCAACAGATGTACGTGAGTAAAGACCTGACCTAGCACCTTTCACCAAGTCTCGTTGCATATTCCATAGCGAACTGAAAAATGTCATGAACATGGTGAAAATTGTGTGTGTTTTAGATTGGTTACGCATCAATGAAGCCATGTCTTTTGTAACGCCTGACCCCTGAACGTTTTCGATAACCCAATCGGCATACTGAAATGCTTTAGTTTCATCACCTGACTCTGACATTTCTTTAATATAAGAAGCATGCCAGCTTGGCAGATCAACCATGTAAGTCTGGATCAATGCAATATGTTTCATTGACATTTCCTGTATTGCAGCAAGTGGTCCACGTTTATTTTCAAGTTGTTGCATTGCGTTCTTGATCTCACGATCCATTGTTTTCACTCGATGTGACAATACTTTAGAATTAGTAGTGGCAAATTCCCATGCGCTTTTCATAGTGCTGACACTGCCTAACACTGTACGCATAGCTTGCATCATAGGCTTGAGTCCCACTTCTGCAATAGAGTTTGACAAACCGCTTATCTGAATGATGCCAGTCGAAGCTTTGAACCCCATCACACCAAGTGTTGTACCAAGTCGCAACTTGTTGAAAATAGCATCAACTATCGACTTGTTAGGTGCATTCCTGCCATCTTTAGCAATGTCATTCAACCACGGTTTTAACTGAGCATATTCCTCAGGACCTAATTTATCACTCACTGCTTTTTTGACACGAGGGTCACGTATCAAACGATTTGCTTCACGGACTGCATCATGGTGTGTAATATAGTGTATAGTTTCTTGAATGTGATTGGTCACAACATTTAAACTCAACTGAATAGGTGCATAGTACCCAGTACGCTCATTAGTAGCACCAGCGTTAACTGACGCTTGTATACTTGCATTGTTACTAAACATCGACGACACTTCTGCATCACGTCGTTCTTCATTTTCAGCCGCTTTATTGTCACGATTAGGATCATACTTGACAGGGTAATACCCACCTTTGAATGTCCCGTGCTCAGTTTCAACAGGTGTTGATTCAACTTTCGGTGGTACTAACCCAGTAGTACGACGGTGAACTTCTGACAATTTCGGATACAACAGTTCGATATGATCCCAAATTGATTGCACCATTTCCCAATCCGACTTAGTCATATGACTCAACACAGCTTGTAATTTTGAGTTCTGAAGATCAATTTCGACATCGTTGTCAGGGTTAGCCCATTGCTCACCCAGTAATAATTTTCTCAAATTTGATTTGTTACCAGTATTCAGTGCAATGGCAACTATTTCATGTCCTTTTAAATTACCTGAGTGAGTACCATCAGCAGTGTCTTTTATTTCTGGAATGAAGAAAGTAGTATTGTGTCGTTTGATCTGCTCTTTAGTACGACCAGTTATCATTTTAGCAACAGGTACACCGATTTCACCATAAAGCTTTAACTCATCATTGTAGGCATCTGTCATTGGTTGTGAGAACGTATTGAACCATGTACCAACTCTTTTACCTCCATCCATCCACGACATCATGAATGGTATTTTAGTCATTTGAGCCATCGCCCATCGACCTTTTTGTTCAGCCCATGAAACAGCATCTGCTGTACTTGCTTTACGTTTGAATCTACCAGTACCAGTTTCCTCTGCCACATTGACAAGGTTGCTAACTAGTTTGTTAAACTCGATCTCTTCGCCCATACGCGTTAATTTATTGGCGTACCTAGCAACATGCTCAATGTTTTTCACTGAGTCGTTGATACCTTGAAGATCGCTGAATGCTACATTTTTCCAGTGAGTAATATACGACTCGTTTAACACAGCAGTATGAAGCACTAGACCGTCACCATCCAGTTCCATACGTTCTTTAGCCCATGTGTTAATATCCTGATTAACTTGGTCAACCGCTGTCAATGTCGCTGATTTTCTAAAATCGAACCGTTCCAGTATTTTTGTGATCTGGTTCCAATAACCACCCTCTGCTTTTTGAATTTCTTCTCGGACTTTCTTTTTATTGTATCGAGACATACGATCAACAATTTTTGTAGTCTCATTTTTCGCGTTAGTTGCAGCCATGCCTAAATAATAATTTAGTGCTTGTCGTGCTTTGGCTTGTGCAGAACCTTCACGGTTACCTTCCGCTAACATTTTAGCTGACTCTTGCGCTGCACTAATTTCAGCTTTTCGATACTTGCCCGGGTGAATTGCACGAAATGACAATTGACTAATACGTTCTTCAGCGAGTGACTTAACTGTTTGACGGTCCAGTACCTTTTGATTGGTATTACGTGAAACCATTTTCAATTCATGCAATATTAACCTTCCACGTTCTTCATTTTGCACTGCTTCATCTGCTAACTGCTCAATGGTTCCATCGGTAAGAATGTCACCATGACGCTCAATCATTCGACGCTCAGCATTTGTTTCAGCAACGTCTTTGATTTTTGGCGAAGTCACCAACTCATTCAACATTTCTGATCCTGAGTTATAACCAAAAAATGCAGCAGCTTCGTCAGGATGTACCCCTTTTTGACCGGTAGCAGTCATACCTCGCAAGGCACTAGGGACATGAGTAGACGTTCGTCCTAACTTATTGGTACGTTCTTCACCCATCATTTCTTTGACGGTGGCGTGGTCAAGTTTAATGTCACCGTCTTTCAGTCTGGTGCTAGCAACGTAAACTGGTTCGTTAGCTAATTTGTCAAGTTCTTCATCAACAATATCAGCTTTCTCATCTTTCCATTGTTGCTTAGTTTGGCGAGTGATTTGTTTGACCAACTGGTCACGCAATGTTTCAGATTGCACATCCTTGACTTTGCTTTGGCGTTGTTGATAATCTGCGAATTCTTTTTCAGTCATCCCTGCCATTGCTGCATCAGTGAACATTGGTTCAACTCGTGCTCGTGACTCAGCCGCCGCGATCTGTTCTTCAGTTGCTAACAGTTTGTCAAATACTTCACGCATCTCATTATCAAGATTCACTCTAAGCTTACCACGCAAAGCCTGGTAAATTTGAGACAACCATCTAGCAAAAGTTCTAAACGCATTACGAAGCTCTATTGATGGGGCTTTACCCTCCATTAAATACGACTCGAAACCACGGGCAAACTGTTCATGGACTGCACGGCGAATTGCAACATCACGTTCTTTGTCACCAGCCGTCCCTTCATCTAGAAACGAGTTAACATGTTTCTGAATTATCGTGGTATTAGGTGCATAAGTTCCTGCTTCTTTTGCTACTTCTTCAGAGTTACGCTTGTACCAACTGTTGATACTTTGATTTAGGTCAGTGTTCCCAGTCGCTTCCATCTCGTACATGAAATGAGCAAACTCGTGTAGAAATGTGGAAAGGTCAGCAGATTCAGTGAGTCTGATAACACTGTTCGCAGGGTCATAGTAACCTCGTGCTTCAGTGGTGTCTGGTTTTTGGCGAAATATGTTAGGGTCAGTTGGGTCAAATGTACCTTGATTATCTACCGATTTAATATTTGTTTTATTACTGTCGAACACGTGCACGTGTGCAGTGCCTGGTTCCATTTCCATTGTTTCAAATCGAGAATTTGCATCACGAAGTATAATCGAGTCAAACCCCATTTCTTCAATAATTTCTGTGATCAGTTGTGAATTAATTAATTCGCCAGTTTCCGCATCTTCAGCATAACTGATTTCTTCATTACCACGGATTAATTGTTCAATTGTTTCAGGCGTTGCATTTTCACCAAGGTCATACACTTCAGAAGCCAATGACGAAGCATCAACGTCATGACGATTAGCTACTGTTTGAATAGCATCAGCTAACGGATGTTCTTGTTCTTGTTCGATGTCCCAACGTGCTTCATCAATTTGGTCTTGATAATCATCAATATTCTCATTAACTTCTTCAACAGTAATGTCTTGGTCTTCTGAAACACGATCAATAGCTAATGAATGTATTTCATCATTGTCAACAAATTCAACCCATTCAGCATTTTCACCAATTACAAAAGGATTATCAACACGGACAAATAATTCCATCGTTTGGTCTTGACCACCAGCTAAAGTACGTCTAGCCAAATTACGTGCGATCTCAGTAGTGTCTTCACTGAATTCATCTTCTGTAATATCAAACTGTGTTTTAGCAGCATCAACCCCTTTTTCATCAATTACATCTTGTATGTCATCAACAATACGTTCCGCTTGTTGTTCAATACGGTTGGTTAAATCAGGACCTTCACCGGTATAGTTATCAGCGGCATCCTGTTCTGAACTGGTGAAATAATTAATAGCACCGAATTGACCTTCAAGGTTTCCGCGTAAAGCGTCGAACACATCGAAATCGAATGTAGTACCATGAAAAACTTTGACAACAACAGGTGTATTTGCTTTGAATTTATGATCGTTAATATTTTCAGCCTCAACCACCTCGCCGCCGCCTGACCATTTTTTAAACTCAGCAGCTTCAACTGGCTTCTGAGCCAGTAACAATCCTGCATCATCTTGTAATTTGGTCAGTGTTGACCCTTCGAATGCAATAGCCCAGTTCAACCCTTCAACTAGCACACCATCATGACCAAGTTCCATCAACGCTTCACGACGCTCAGTAACTTCTTCAGTGGTCAAGTCACCCATAACTTCTTCAAAAGTTTCAGCAGATATCACAAGTGGGTTGGTGAACGTGAATTGGTGAACACTCACCTCATTACCATACCGATCGGCATTCTGAATATCATCAGATGACAAGTAATGACCAAGGTTTCCGCTTGGCGTAGTAGTGTTTGTACCTAATAACGTATCGTCAAAATTGGCAAAGTCATCAAATGACCGATGAGTGAATGTTACTTGTTCACCTGCTTTTGCCCTGTTGAACTCGACCAAAGCCTCTTCGTCATTTCTGCTTTTCGCTTTGTCGATAGTTTCTTGCCTGACTTGCCGCTGGTTAGCTTCTTCAGATCGTCTTGTAATTTGCTCATCGGTTTCCTCCGTTATAGGAATTGTACCACGTTGTGGAACAGTTGCAACTGGTTCACGTAACATTGATTCACTGATTTCAAAATCCTTATTACTTCCTTTATTGTCAACAAAACCCAATTGCTTATAAAAAGATTTCAATCGAGAAACTGATCCACCAAAGTCTTTACTCGGAGTCAGTGCAACCGTCTTGCCGTTTTGGTCAGCCCAATCCATAATACGTTGCATCACCTGCGAACCAACACCTTGACTTCGTTGACCTTCAGGTATTATTATCTTGTTCAAAGTTACATTGTCATTTCTACCTGAAATAGATAACTTTAAATCTTCAAACTCTTCAATTAACGTTGATTCTATTTGGTCAACGGTTTGAGCAGGTTCCTGACTCAACACCTGCTCACCTTCGAGTCTGGTGCGCTCGCCTGTCTGTGGACCTTCTATTGTTAAACCCGCTGATTGATACACCTCTGCAACAGTAGTACCTCTGCTACGTGCTTGAGCGGTAGCCCACGCTGGTACAATCTGAGCCATCACTGACGCATTAGCTGCATTCACAGCGCCGCTGTCAATCAGTTGATCGCGAACTGTAGTGTAAATATCTTGAGCCTCGACGTACTCCGAAACATTTTCTTGTGCTTCACTCATTAAAGTGTTCACATATTCACGAGTTTCTTGTTTGTGCTGATCTTGACGAAATGGTGAAATGCTTTCTTCACCCATTGTCATATGTTCTCGCAACTCTGTGAAATGTTCAGTCCCTGCAACATCGCCAGCAAAGTCAGCAACATCCACCGACACATCAGTACCAGACTCTTGCGACTCTTGAAGTGCGTTATCTAAAACTTTTAGCGCAGGGTCATTGTCAATTTCTTCTCGCGTTTTACCTTGCAAATAAAGTGATGTCTGCACACCATCAATGAAAACGTGGCTATTATTCTCGCCGTCAGCTTCATTGATGAACTGTTTAAATGATTCAACGTCACGTTCTCTCAGTTTCGATTTTTCAGAATCAGCATTCAACTTGTCAATACTTTGCTGTTCAACATCACCTTGAGTTTCTTTTTTCTGTTCGTTTTCTGTCAGTTTGTTAATAGCTTTGTTAGCCGCTGACACTACAGTAATCTGACTACCACCAGCGACTATTGTTGCAATAGCAGTGACCGCCTGGCGACGTGCTTGGATCTCGATAACTTCATCAAGCGTTTTTGCGTTTTTCAACTGCTCGTCTAAATCAAAAGCAAAAGAGTTAACAGTTTGCAGCGCGGTGGCGATCTGTTCAGTACCCATCTCTTGTATTAAAAATTTGATAGCATCTTTTTTAAGATCCCCACCTTTACCGGTAAGCATTTTTTGCAATGTACCGGTTGGTAATAACTCAGTGGCAACTTCAATCGTTGCATCAATCGTTGCAAAATTATCAGCATCGTCAACACTCAACCCTTTGGCACGAGACTCACCATATGCTCTTGTGTAGGATTGCACCCCAATTATTGACATTGGTAAAGTGCGACCCTTAGTTGCTATTCCAGCAAATACAGCAGGTATCATATTAGCTAAAGACTCAATTCCTGACCTCACACCTTCCTGTATGATAGTCAGATCTTTAGGGGTTAATTTTTTTTGCTTTGCTTCAAGTGCCTGTACGTGCTTGATTAAATTGTCAGAGGCTTCACTTTTCAATGCTACATATTCTTCATCAGTTTTTACATTGAAATTTTCAGCAATGTCTAGTGATATTTGTTGAGCTTCACTTTGATTTATGAATATTGGGAATGTACCCCACGGTATAATTTCATCCCGTCGGTTCGATGATTTTTCGTTACTTCTTAGCATCGAACCTGTAACTTGCTTCTCGAAACCAATTACTATTGACTCACCAAGTCCGTCAAAGGTTTTCTCTATGCTTTCTAGTAAACCAGTAATCACGTCTTCTTGAGCAATGATCGAGTTATTAGCATCACCGGATAAAAATTTAGAAGTGGCTGGTGATCGATTAATCATTCCATCAAGATCAATCTTATCTAACTTTAATTTCTGCTTGATTTGTTCAGGGTTCGATTGAACTGCGAACTCAGGTACACCGGACTCTTTAGCAAGGGTGGTGATTTGTGCATGCTGGTCAGGGTTGATTTTGACTGCTTCAGTCACATTAGAATTTAACTGGACTTGTTGCTCGTCTTCGTTTAACCCAAAGCTACCAAGATCAATTTTTTCTAAGTCTAAAGGCATTACTTACTCGCTTGTCGTTTAGCTTGTATCAGGTTAGCAGCCGTCACAGGTATCTTGTTGTCACGTAGATGTTTAGTCAATATTCTCAAGTCATCTGGTGATATATCTGTGACATTTTGTTCCACATCTGGGGAAAAAAAAATCAATACCAAATGCAGTGCGCTTAATAGTAACCTCACGAGTCAAGTCTGACAACATATTAGTGAATTCTTCTGACGACAAAGAGCTACCTTTTTCTTTTTTCCTAGCTTTTAATTCACCGTCTAACAATTCATAAAACGAATCAGCTTGCTTTCGACGCTCGTCATTCCACTTCGCTTTTTTACCAACTATCTGCTCAATAGCTAAAGTAACCTGTGAGCCTCGTGTACGTCCCACCTGGTGTTCAACCCTGTCAGCAGATGAACCAGTACCATTCGCACTTTTAACTGCACTGATTAATTTGGTACGTTCAGCCGGTGCCAATTGGTGGAAGTGCTCCACTGGGTTAATTTTTCTCAATTTCTCTTTTGGTAAAATCATCAACTCGGAAAATTTATTCCAGTCAGTAATCACAGCTTTACCAGACTCTATGCTACGTTGCTGCTTCACAGACAGCTTAGCCCATCCTTCAGGATCTTCAGCTTGATACGTTTCAGCAGATCCACCTTCAACAATGTGAGACTCAGCACGTTCATATGCATCATTCTGTGCTTCATTGGTTGCTTGTTTCTTCAGATTAAACTGACGCATTGACTCAGACATCGTTTTTTTACGGAGATCAGGATCTTTGATTTTATTAACTTCATCAAGAACCTCTTCACGACTCTCAAATCTTTCAACTAATTGTGTACCTGCGAGAATTGCTTGTTGAGAATCAGATTGAAGTTTTTCTGCTTGCGCTTTGGCAACGATAGACTTTTCAATTTTAACTTTGTCAGGACCTTCTAACATATCACCATGCTTTTCTAACATTGCAGCACCTTCAGCAGCACTGTTCCCAACCGCTGACACAATCGCAGTTTTAGCAAAAGATGAGTCAAACGTTTGTAATCGTTCGTTAGTTGCTTCTGCACCAATACCTTCAGTATCCGCTGCATCAATAACCGCTTGACGACCTATTGCATTTTGCACTGCTAATCTGTCTGGTTGATTCCAATACAATGAAGCATTCTCAATGGTGTTCTCGACTTGTGATCGAAGCGTTGCAACCTCCCACGACTTCAACCCTCTGGATGAATGCTTAGAAATATCTGCTTGACTGCGAGTAATATGGACATCAGCAGCTTTATCAAACATTGACTTAGCATTAGATCCTAGTGACTCACCGTACTGTTTTTTTAAATCGGCTAAAGATTGATTTGCGGCATCTGCATTGTCAAAAGCATTTTTACCTTGAGTATTAAAGTATCCATCTTTAGGATCAAAGAACAAATTATTTTTGTCACGTTCAAATGACACCAATGCTTCTTCAGCCGATGTGGTATCAATACGCTGTTTGATTTGAGCACCAGCCTGAGCTAATTGAGTAAGTCCTTGAGCCGCCTGAGCATTAGCTTGAAACAATGCGTTACCCGCTGAAGCACTCGCGCGAGGTTGTTTAACTACGTCAGTTAAAACTTGATTAGCTTGGTATTGTGCTACTTTAGGCATTACGCTAACCCTCCATAATTCAAGTTAGCTTGGTCACCTGTCAATGATGTCCCGATCTGACTAGCAGCACTAGAGGGGGTGAACCATTTATCAGCAACACCTGTGCCAAGTGCAGAACTGGTTCCTTGCAGTAATGTGCCAAATGCTGCACTTCTACCCGCAGACTCTGCAAACTCACCCTGACTTGTCAACAATGTAGCACCAGTATCCAATGACCCCGCTCTATTTTCAAAATTACTGCGTATTCTCAGTGCGTCAGCCTCACCAAGAGTCACGGTATCTTGTTGAAGCTGCAATGCAGACCCAGATGTGAGGTCAATATTAGCTGCACCTAACTGTGCTTTTTGCTTAGACAATAATTCAGCAGTTCTGCGGCGTTGAATATTTTCTTGCTCAACACCAGCATTGCGGGTTTCTTCAGCTTCGTTTTCATTTACTCTTGCATTATAATCAGCAGTAGCTTTTTGAAAACGACCTTGTTTCTGTTGTTGTTGAGCGCCATATGCAGCACCTACTATTGACACCACTGCCATAATTGTTGTTGGTTCGCACATTAGAAAGTCCTCTCTAAATGGAATCTATGGAAAAGCTCATCATCAGGACCATGAGCTATTGGCTCGTCAATTGTGAACCCTAACCATTTCAACCATTGAATACTATTTATGTTTTTACTATGCACCATGTTACACAAACGAGGACATATAGTCAGCATTTCATTTATGATGGGTTTAGTTTGACGAAAAAATTCTCTCCGATGTTCAAGTGCTTTGTTAGTACCAAGCATCCATATCACCCCGCTACCAGTTAAAATGTCACGTTTAACTAGCCCGATCATCACTAGTGGGTCATTGTTGTGTTCAGCTATTGTCACAAAGTCGGACAACTCCCAGCCTTTCAATAATGACTCCAACGGTGTGTGATGATTAGAAGCCCACACTTCTTCTGCATCAGCTTGACGCATATCTTCAGATATTGAGGTGACCATTGACAGTGTAGGCTCTACCCAGTTGATGTTAGACACTAGTTGCCTCCTACATCAACCTGAGGAATGATTGACAAAATAGTCATAGGTAATGGTACTCGTTGTTCGATCCGTATCCCACCACCTTTTGACCATTGAGCATCTATAAATATTTCATTTTTATAAGTTCTAAGTTCTATAGGATCATATCCATCAAGATCAAATCGTGGTTTAATTTCCTTCATTGGTACTGTGCCATTATTATCTTGTAATGGCCCCACAAATCCACCGCGCGATCCCTCGACTTCAATTGTCACTTTGGATACTGACACAGATTGAGACTTGATTGACTGAGTTGCAGAAGGTGTGTCAATGTCCAAAGTCTCGATGACTGGAATGTAACTCAATCCAATATGAACTTTTGATGCAGCACGTTCAAGTGTGACACTACCACCGACGACTACCTTATTTGGTACCGTGTACCCATCCGACAAGATAGATACAGTTTCACCTTCTAAATGATCAAGCCCACTAAACACCGTTGCAGGTGCCCCGTCGTATGACAAACCTGAGTCTACATAAAAACAATCAGCAGAAATTTTGGATTCACGAGGCTCTAATCGTTCAATATATCGAACATCACTACCATTAATAGTTCGTTTAACAATCACATAAACAGCGTCACGAGTACCTTCAGTCACCGTTGCAACTGACTCGAATGTACCGTTAGTCGTGTGCTGGTGCCATCCCCAAACTTTATGCTCACGTTGATATGTCAATCCCAACATCACCCCGTCATCTCGCACACACCACAAAATGCTGTATGGTTCAGCAGCATAAGCCATTGCTATAATTTGTTTATCTTCAAATAGATGTTCAGACATTAATGACAAATCGTTACCGGTATATCTATCACTGCTAAACTCGTAAGAAAGGTCACGGATACGCGAACCTTTTTCTTGTAAATACAAAGCAGTGTTATTGATTACAACAGGTGGGACTATTGATGCACCATTGTACGATTGGATTCTCACACCAATATTTGATGGGGTTAACACTTTGTCTTGCCCTTCAGTCAAGATCCACTCTCCACCCGATGTGAGTATTACTAACGAGTCAAGCGGTATCAAATGTCTGATCTCATTAACTTGACTTGCAGCAATTGTGAATGTCACAGCATCGTCATCTCGTGTGGGATTAGATGTACGCAATGAATTAAAATTGTTCACTTGTGTTGTGAATGATGCTTGAGGTTCATTGTTGGTATTCGCAAATATTTGTCTTTGTTGATAGTAAGTAACTACTGCCGGTTTATTATCAACACCAGTAAAAGGTTGTCTGTCTTCAGGTGGCGCATCACTTGTAATTGGTGCTAAATTAAAATCGTCGAACAAATTATTTTTCGAGTCACCAATCCACCCATAGATCTGTGTGTTGGTTGAAGGATCTTTGTATACTCTATAATAAGAAGCCCCTGTAACAGCATTCCAACTTAGTCTCACACCACCAGTAACAGACAATGACTCTGTAGTCACTGACACTTCAGAAGATGCGACTGATTCAATACCATTTGCATCAACCGTGGTGACGACATAAGTGTATGTTTTTTCGAAATCACCGAAACCAGTCCCCACCGTAGTAGCACTATTTTGACGAGTTGCATCCCCACCAGACGTATATGCTGCATACAATAACGAGTCTTCACCATCCAATTCAAAAGTATCATTTGTTAACACTGTTATTTTGAATGACCGACCATTTAACTGAGTTGGAGCTGCAATGTTATCAACGGTTATAGTGTTCCCAGTCACAAAACTATGTGCAACAACTGTCAACACACATGGGTTAGCATTAGTCATACCCGTTATTGTCTTAACAACTGGTGATGCAAACACTGGTGCTGTGACAGTTGGCGCATAGTTTATAGTTGTTAATGTCCAGTTATCATCTGCTAGTCGATTAAGGTTTATGGGGTCATGATCAGGATGAGCTATGGTCATAACATCAGCGTTCTGAGTGAAAACTAAACGTGATAACTGAGCTTCAGTGTAAGGAGTAACTAGTTCAAATATGGCAGGACCAGCACCGACTAAAACCAACCCTCCATTTTTAACGACCCTCACTTTCAGATGTTCAAAAACAAGCATATAAGTTTGTTCAGTGTTAAAACTGAAAGGGATGAGTCGACCCACTTTTAATGAATCATCAAGCTCACCGACGAAACGATACCCTGGTCGTGAATAAACCCCACCTTGCGCTCGCACAAAGAAGTTCTCACAACGTTTCAATCCTGTAAGGTACTTGGTTAGGTCAGCACGAGACTGTAACGCTGGTGCAATTTCACCGGACGTAAAACTACGTTGAATAGTTTGTGGCATTGATTAACCTCTGATCGTGACAAACTCACTTACCTGTGGGGTAGCATACTGATCGTTTGCATCACTAGCGATAGCTGAGTCTAGATACTGTTTATAAAGTTGCAGTGAATCGTTACGTAAAGCTCGACCTAACTCAGCACCAACAATAGGTATAGCTAACTCTGACGCTAATAAATGCGATAATGCCATTATAAAATCGTCACTGAATAAATTAGGATCGGTTACTTTGGCATTGAAGTCAATACGTAACTCAGACTGATCTGAACCCAGTATTTTGTTATCATCAAAATTGAATACTTCATACGGAATTTGTCTTCGTTGTTCCCTTAACGATATCACACGACTGTCTAGCACTCTTGATGCTACGTCTGAGCTACCAACGGGTAACTCTTCGAAAGATCCAATCAATCGATTGATCTTTAAACAATCGGTAGGATACTGGTAAGCATAAGCCCAGTTGAAAATATCAGTTGTGACAGGTGCTAGTGCTCGAATTTTATGATTGAATTGCCACGGTATCTCGCGTAAACATCTGTCACGTAAAATAGGATACTTCAATTTACAAAGTTGAGCTTGCACACTCCCTTCAGTAAAAGAGTTAATGCTACCACCACGAACATTACTTAATCCTAAGTTGCACACTTCAATTTCAGAAGCCATAAATCACCTTAATTATGAATCAGATCCATACAGTTGTTTGACTCTGTCATCAGTTTCACGTCGAATTTGAACAGTTGTGAGTTGCAAGTTGATATTTTTTTCTGAACCTTCAGTATTACTGTGCTCATTTTTTCTATCTACAAAAGCAAACCCTCTGACTTCGACCACGTCACCAACAGCAAGACTCCCCATACCAAGTTCGTCAATCATATCATTGTCAAAACTTAAACTGGTGCCGTATGGGTAGTGGGCATCATCAGAACAGCAAATCGAACCTTCAAAATCATTGGATTGCTTTTTAATTTTCACTTGGTCATCAGACATAAATCACCTTAAAGAGTTTCGACAGTGCCTGAGTTTTCACCTTCACCAAGAAAAGAAGCTTCTGCGATCTCTTTCTGATCTTCTTCAGCTTTCACTTTTTCAGCTTCAGCTTTTTCAGCTTCCAATTCGACACGTGCTTTCACCTGTGCAGCCGTTTCAGATTTAATCCGCTCAAGCCACGATGGTACTTGTTCCTTCTTCTTAACCGAAGGGAACGGCTTTTCTGCATACAATATTGGACGCTTCCCTTCAGGATCATACATCCGTCCATTCATGAAACCCTGTTTTAAAACTTTGTAACTAATCATTTGCGTTCTCCAAAAATGTGAAGGGGCGTAAGCCCCAACTCAATTATGCACCAGTGACGTTAGTCTGGTTACCCATAGTGATACCGGCTGTAATATTACCAGCGGTCATAGGACCAGTTGCAACTACATATTCAATACCTAAATACCGTTCAGTGATTTTGTTCGGTAAAACTTGAATTGCAGCTTGATAACCAGCAACAAGGTCAGCTTTAGCAATAGGACCAACTGACGCTATAGTTGTGCCTAGTGCAGTAGTCGCACCTGTTGAAATGTTAATGACAAGTGTAGCTGCACCAACCGCCGTCATTGCAGTAGTCACCTGAACCAGTATTGGTATAGGGTTACCTTTACCGACATCTTGGTTCAAAGCAGCAGCCGCATCATACGGAGTACCTGCCACACCCAGATCGATGACGTTAGTCGAGTCAGCAGAAGCTGTGATCGCCTGGTCATCGGAAAATAGTTGTTGTGCTGAAAAGATCATAATAAATCTCCAAAATTAGTTAATAAGGATGCAAGTAATACTTAGCTCACTAATGCTTCAGTGTTAATAAGCGCATCAGTTTCACGGATAGGAATACCGCGATAAGTCATAACTTCTTTACCTTCAACCATTTCAGGCTTAAGTCTTACGAAGTTATCAGAAGCACCGGCATTAGTAGCCAAGGCATCTAGTGACTCAAGCACATCACGGTTACAATAGATAGCAATGTTACCACCTGCTACTCGACGATTCTGCAATTGATAATATGCCTTACGCATAAAGTCATACAAAGCCACCGAACCCGCTTGCATATCGCTAACGTCAATGTTAGCGATACGAGAAACATAACGCCAATCTTTCACTGACAAACCTACATTCCAAGTGAATTTCTCTTCTTTGGCATAGTAAGCATTACCACTACCATCAAGTACACGTTGGTCACCCATGTCTTCACGCTGCACACCCGCTTGAGTACCTTTGGGATACAACAGATTACATTGATTATCACCCCAGGTAACAAACCAAATGGAAGTGTTATCTGCACCTGCTCCACCTGCATCAATGATCTGACCACCATTGGCAGCAGTTGTCAGATTGAATCTAGGCGCAAGCCCCATGAACTCTTCTGGATCAGAGGCAGTATTACCGTAAAAAATCTTACTAGCAACCTCATTTGACATTGCTTCCAGAAACGCTTGAGCTTCCGATAAACGGACTGCACCTTCATTGGTGGACAATTCTAGTAATCTTTTATCGACGGTACTTAAACCTTCAACAAAACCTGTGGAGTCTTCGACCTGTGCTGTCTTACCTTTACTGTTTGGGATACCTTGATACAACTTACCCCAAGTAACAGAAGGTAGCCCAGTTCGGACTGTGTGAAGATGAGTTGTACCCTTATTACATTCAACCGCAATGGCATCCTCTAATATTGGATTCATTTCCATCAACATTTCAATGACAGGGTTAAATTGTCCCTGACCATCTTGCAATTTATAAACATCGATTAAGTCGATGAAGCTATTTCCTAAAGTAGCCATGTTTTCACCTCATATGAGTTAGGCAGTTTTATCAGTAGGATAGAGAAGCGATACACGATCTTGTGCTTTAGATATGGGGATAGTATTACCACCAGGGTCATCTTCAGCAGTTAACTTCCCTACCTTAACCATAAACCGGATAACTTCAGGGTGGTTTCCCACACCGTGTTCTTCCAGCAGTTGCTTCAGTTCTGGTGTCCCAAATCTTGCAATGGCAGATCGTGCAACGGCAACATTTTCTTCAAACTTGTCACCACCGAACTCTTTGTCATTTTGAGATTTTTCTTGCCAGTCGTTCATCAACTGATTGAAAGTATCGACCTGACTCTGCGAACTCGCCTGGACTTGTTTTGCTTGAAAGTCTACTAATTTCTGAGCTTGTTCTTGATTCAACCCTAACTCTTTAAAGAGCGGGGATGCTTCAGTCAACAAAGCTGCATCAAGTTCGACCCCATCGGGCATAACAAAATCGGCATAAGTGTCGGGAGGTGTCTGGTTACCTTCACCAGTATCTTCATCACCTTTGTCAGTTGTTACACTGTCATCGGTAACAGTATCGTCGGGAGTAACTCCCTCAGAATCTTTGGCAGTTAACACTGTGCTGGTATCAACAATAGTGTCTTCTGTATCTGTTTCAGTTTGCACTTCAGTAGTGCTTGTAGTTTCGTCACTCATTTTCATTTTCCTTTAGCATTTTAAAATAATCATCGGTTGCAGCAGTCTTCAATTCATCTACTAACCACAACCCATGTGACCTTTTTCCAGCATTATATGAATGTTGGTTAGCGTCTGGTGAGTACATGTTCTCAAAAGTACCGCAGTTTTGCAAACATCTCATCATAAAAGATCGACCATTCTCCATTTTCATGATGTTTCTAGTGATTAATAGTTCTAATTCACGAGATTTATGATGTTTCCTAGGTTTATCTTCATCAAAAATATCATCTGACATTATGCTAATCCTGCTCGACGCATCACTGCACCGAGTGCATTGTCTTCACTCATATCAGTTTCAGAAGCTGACTTAGCCATATCAACACCTTGTTGTGCTGTTGCCATTGCTTGAGCTTGTTGAGCTTGTAACTGCTCAGCTTGAGCCATTGCAGCAACCTCGTCATCACTTCTAATCAAGGCAGGATCAACACCAAGTGATTCAGCATACTCATCGATGCCTTGATTAATATTAACTTTGTGACGTGCCTCGGGCCATATTTGTGAAGCCTGACCAACGAACCCAACTAACCGATCAACAGCACCAGTCGCAACTAGTCGTTGTGCCTGAGCCAATACTGATACATATTCAACATTCAACTCTCGATTTTGTAACTCAGGTGGTGGTGGCGGTAGTACACCATTCTGTTGAAGTATGCTGAATGTTCTATCGATCAGTGGGTCAAGTAACTCATTGTGTAAACGTTCCAGCACAGGACCTAGCATCAATAATTTTTCTTCATGTTTCTCAGCCACTTCTCTGGCAGTGATTTGACGACGGTCAGTTTGTGCCAACATCAAAAATAAATCTTCATAGAATGCACGTTGCACTCTGTTTTCAACATTGTCTATTTCACTGTTGATTGCATTTATATCAGGTCGATAGTCATAAACACTACGTAACCCTGGTCCCACATCTTCATGAAAAACAATATCATCGGGACCCAATACACCACCATTGATTTTATTCTTCATTGAAGATGGTCCTTGTAGAGGTGGGTTAACAATTTTATCGAGTGCTTGATACTTGCGACGTTCAGCAAGCTGCAATGCTTTAGTGTCACCAAGTGAAGTTATACCCGGGCAATCATTGGCATAAACATCTTCAGCGGTCACATCCCATCGAGGTGCCACAATAGGGAACTCATCAAAACCTGACTCCTTTAAAAACTTTTCAGTACCTTCTCTGGTTCCATTCTTAGCTTCATAATAAACAGAGCGCCAAGGTTTCTGATTCGCAAGTGGGCTTGCATTGTCACGATCATCATTTGGTTCAATCGCGTGAACTATTTTGACCCACGACTCACTGTTACCTTTCACCCATTGTTGCTTGACTGACTCACTGACATTTTCTTCGCCAAATTGTTTAATACATTGACCGACACTAATCTCATACTCACGATAGAAACTATCAGCAACATTGCGACTGTTCAACCCGAGCATATAACTACCAACTGTGAACGGTTTACACCATATAACATTTTCGAAGTCATGGAATATACCCATAGCAGCCGTGCCAAAAACACCTAATTCAGAGTATATTTGGTGTAGTGAGTTATAAGTATTAGAATGAGAAAATACTTTGTACATTACTTGTTGAACTTGATGCAACCATGTTTTAACTGACTTCAAATCATCAAGTTCACTTTCACCGGATGATAGTCTAAACCAAGGTCTAGCAGGTGACGTGATGCCTGACATCATTCCAGATGCTAGTGTTCTATTTGCCATTCTAGACGTATTGTTTATCTGCTTCGTGTTTCGCTTGCCACCTTTGTTTCTGTCAGATGTAAGAAACCGACCACGATGTGCTAGATGATAGTCTGACAGTTCACGATAAAGGGGTATGAACGACGAACGTTCTGACCTCAAAGCTTCAAGTCGTTTATTATAACTTTTAATAGTTGGCATGTATTTATTCCTGTAACCCCGAACCTTGAGCCGTGAACTTGACAGTTATATTACTCGCGTAATGTCTCCCGATTGATTGGGTAATGGTTTCACTGCAAAAATTACTGGTGTCACTCTGACATACTGAGTCGTATCAAGATTAATTGCAACCGTTCCCATTGTTTACTGACCTAACAATGTTTTAGTCAAAGTGTTACCACTTTCCTGTACACCGCTTGCACCAGTCAAAATAGTACTTCTACCGCCGCCCGCCGCAGATGCACGTCGTCGTCGGTCACGATCAGCAGTTGACTCGCTACCTGTAACATCTGGTGCGCGTGGTGCTTCTGGTACTGCCGCTGGTGGTGGTGCTGCTCTTGGTGAACCTCCGCACATAAATTTCCCCTAGTGTAAAAACTTGTTATGATAATATCATATTAATGATAAATGTCTATAAGTACTCGTCAGAGTCCATACTACTCAAAGGATTATAATCTTTTCTGCTTTTGTTTCGTATATAAGGACTATGATCCAAATGTCCTCGTGGTATTTCACGTTTTGGTACTGGTGCTGCAAAGGTTAAATACAATGCGTCAGCCCAATCAGGTGACACTCCTAACCGTTTCTTCATATCTTTTTTACGTTCGAGCACAAGTTGATCTTTGTCATTGTGACCAAATTCACGAGACGTCAGTTCAGTTTCAAGCTGTGGGTCATTAGGAATAGCACCACCGTCCAATAGCCACTGTCTACAATGTGACCCCATCTCAGCAGTACGACTTTTATAGTGCTTTACATCGATAGCATTCTCACCGAAACCAACATCAATGACATGATATCCAAGTTGTCTGAGTCTATCTGCAACTGGTCCACCCATCGAACCACTATCCATGAACGCTACATCTGGTTTATGTCGGTCTAGGATCATGGTTAACAATGAAACAACCTTCATCGAGTCACGAGACTTTTCACCAGGTATCTTGTAAACCTTCTCTGACTTAGCATCCTTACCACGGCGAAACTGGATCATACAGTTATCATCGCCACCACGCGCCATGTCAATACCGCAGATCAACGGGTCATCACCAAGATACATCCCTGAGCCACGTTTCTGTGCATCATAGACAACATCGGACGGAATGAACTGCATATCGCCACCCCGTGGGAACAACCCTCTCACACGAACTCTTGCTCTGTCACTATCTTCACCGAAATCTTCAATGATACGATTCAAATATTTCTTATTGGCAATTTTTGTAGTACGACTATCAATCTGTCTGGTTATCCAACGGTGACTATTTTTCCTGAAACACTCAAAGAATGACCCACTGTTTCGTGTTGGGTTACCAAAGCAAAAGTGCATAGGTTCACCATCAGTCAACCCACCAGATGCTACTTCCCAGATCTTCTCTGGTATGGCAGATGCTTCATCGAATATGTAGAAAGGTGTGGATGTAGCAGCATGAAGACCGGCGAATGCTTCACTGTTTTCTTCGCGACAGGTCAACGCATCAACTCGCCACTTGTCAGGATAAGCTCTGTGATTGACACTCATCGCATTAACAATGAACCAATGACCTGTGATCGATAAACTAAACCACTTGCTGATCTCACTCATTGTCACAGTTCTAACTTGGTCACCAGTGTTGGCAGTTATTCGACCACGGCAAAAAGGTCTAGTTGACATTATCCAGTTGACTATCCAAGCAGTTAAACAACTTTTACCGATACCATGACCGGATGCCGTTGCTAGTTGGATAGGATCAACTGCAGTATGTCCATTAAACTTCCTATCTTTAACAGCGTCAGCAATATCGTTTAATGTGTCAGCTTGCCATTGGTCAGGACCTTCGAACCCTTCTAATGCACCTGGTTCACCCCACGGATAAGCAAAATAGACGAAGCCTAAAGGGTCATCATAGAATCGGGAAATTTCATTAGCTAGTTGGATATCTACATCGGACATGAGTCACCTTGTCACTTGATTGGTGCTCAGTCGCTGGTGATCGACATAACAGTGTGACGGTCTGTTGATATCCAATTCGACCAGCGACGAGCTAGACGAAGGTTAACACAGGTTCTTAGAAAAATGAAGGAGTGTCGTCGTCAAGTTGGATATCGCTCAAGCGCTTCCTAGCAGAAGTCAGCCTGTCCACCACATCAGCATCGGTACTCACTTTGATTTTATCAGCAGCAAAAGCATCAATGCGTTTGTGCTTACCCACCAAAGTTAATGCAGTGTTACTCGCTGTTATGTTTCCTTGCTGACGTGCGATCATATGATTATCAACCATTTCAGTAAGTAGCCAATCGGCATCAATCATGTTGTCTTCTAATCGTTGTCTGACTATATGTTCAATGGCAGCAGACACTTCAGGTTTATGAAGCAACTTGTATCCAGTATCAGACGCATAACCAGACGCTTCAGCAGCACGACGCGGTGCAAAGTCTTTCACATACTCAACAACAAAATTCGCCTCTTTTGGTGGTAAAGCAATGATATCTGTTAGTTTAATTCTTCTCATAGGAAGCTCACAACTGGGTTATCCAACGCCTCAAGTGCTGATTCAATGTCACCATGATAGCTTAAAACTTTCTTGTTGTAACCTGTGTCTACATCAACAACTGTAAATCGGTCACTATCATAACACCAAGAAACCACAATTTGACTCATTGCTCGACGCTTAGGTGTTTTTTTCAATGAGTTAGGTATCAAGCATAACTCGTCTATTCTAAACACCTTGTCCAACGTACGAGGCTTTATAGTCATAACCCTATTACACCGGTGACCTGTGCATTTTTCCCATATGAATTGAAGTGCAGGGTGAATGGTGTTACCTAGTTGTAGTTCATAGTCACGATTGTATCTCACCATCCCTGCAACATCAGAAGGATTGAATCGTTGTCTAATTTGCAAAGGTAATCTACTGAACGCATCACTGTCACTTGTCCATCTCAGTTTACCTATATTATGGTCATAGTCAAAGAACTCATCGACATAGTTAAGTACGAAATAAGGTTCTGACTTATTCCCCCAATCCCAATCAATTGTTACACCATTAGTCATATGTTTCACAGCCTCCAATTCACCAAATAATATCAATGACACATATCCATGACACGTTACTAGAAAACTGTATCTTTGATTTTGTGTATATGTCCATTTATATAATCTCTATTTTCTAAAAACGTGTCATGTGTCATGAGATGTGTAATTTTGGCTCAACCATGCGGCTTAAGCTCATGACACATTGCTCAAAAACGTGTCATGGATATGTGTCATGTGTCATGGATTTTTGTACACTTTTTAACCAATTCCAGTCACAGAGCCATACACATCTCATGACACATTATTATACAGAACCAATGACACATTACAAGGATGGATGTGTCATCGAATGTGTATGGCTCTGGTATCAAAGACACAGATACAAAAAAGCCGCAAGAAGCGGCTGATTTTAACTATGTTCCACGGAGATTATTTAAGTCGTCTAAACTCTTCAACCATAGCAGGATGACAAACTATTTTATCCCCCCACACAATACACTTCCTTGATGGTTCAGTACTAATTTTTGTCTTTTCCATCGGTGTAAATGAAAATAATCTTTCTACCCATGATCTACTGACTATTTTATCCTCAGTCATAAACTCATCTGTTATTATTCTCATCGCTCAAACACTTGAAATCGAGGATGATGTCTATCACCATTGATTACTGACTTATTTTCGACTATATAAATAGGGTAACCCAACACCATACCTGTTTGAAAAGCATCAAGAACGTATTGACTTACAGCACCCTGACATTCACTCATAGCATCACAAAAGAACTCGCCTGTAACATAGACAACAATATCAGGTATAGTTTCCGTAGAATTACCTCGAACTTTTGCAACCGCATTACATAAAGTTTCAAATTTCATGACCCACCTCCGATTGCATCTCACTTATTTTGGATAACCGTTCGTCACGTTCCCGATAAGCTTGTTCATAGTGTTCTTTTTTCTGAGCTTTCGACAACAATTTTGACTTAGATATTTTGTTACAGTATTGACTACAATGCTTTTTCACTTCAACAACAGCAAGTAGACAATGTAACGGTGTGACACCTCGTCTATCAGCTTTCTTCAACTGCTTGACAATTCGGTTAGCTTCTCGCTCCAATGCTTCCAGTGACCAGTGCTTACCACCTTCACCAACACGATACCGATCATCAATACCATTACTGGTGATCGGTCTACCTGCTAATTGAAATATCCGTTTGATTTCTTTAATTTGCACTTTAATAACTCCAAATTGTGGGACGTAGACCTTCAGTCAAATCGTCCAAGTGAATGATCCGCCCTTCGCCTTTCTGCTTGACACCAATACCAGTGAACCCATGTTTAAATGCAAGTTTTAGTATTTCGTAAGCTTCACCACGGTCACACAACACATCAACCGATTGACCACTAGCATGTGTCTGAGTGAACCCTTTCAAAATGTTGTACTCTTTACATCGATAACCAGACGTCACGATAATAGGTTTACCACGATCCACTCGTAAAGCATTCAACCGGGCGAGTGTGCCACTGTTGAAATGATACTCGTCACAGTGAGGACATTTCAGTTCGTCTTCTGAGAAATAGTTCACACTATGGTGTAACCTCGTGTCAAAATGTTTTATAAATAATTCCTCTATTTCATTCCATTTTTTCTTTCTAGCACCCACAGCCACAGCAGCATCAGCAGCATCAGCAGCAGCAGCCACAGCAGCATCAGCAGCATCAGCAGCAGCAGCATCAGCAGCATCAGCAGCATCAGCAGCAGCCACAGCAGCATCAGCAGCAGCATAAGCAGCAGCAGCAGCAGCATAAGCAGCAGCAGCAGCATCAGCAGCATCAGCAGCAGCGATTTTTAACTCATCTTTCGTTATTCTGCCAGACTTATAATCCCTTATTGCTAAAATTACATTCCGTGGTGCTTTATTATCATTACTTTCTTCGTAGATATGCAAAACACTTTCTGCAACATCAGCCAAAAATAAACAATAATCTAGATAATCAAAACACCGCAAAGCCCATAGTGCATCATCAATCCCATTTGATTTCAATATGTAAATTAAACTTAGATCTTCATCGTCAGCACTTGTTTTGTTAAGGCTTTGCAGAAGTTTATTCCATCCTGATTTACACGGATTATTTTCTAGTATTTTATTAAGAGTTGTTATCATTGGTGTAACCTCATTTTTTTGAATTTCAATTTAGTGTTGTAATGCTTTGACACATGTACTGGTTGCAAATTGTATATTTCCAACTCCCTAGCACACCCTAAGTAAAATAGTATTGTGAACAATGTGGTTTTCATACTTTTAACCCCGCATAAACTGTTTCAGTGACATCGATACCTTTAGTAGTTATAAACTGGAAACAACGAAACACGTTGCCTGGTACCCTCACCACAGTTAAAAAGCCGCCACCCTTCCTGTTCAATATTACCTGTGGACGTTTACGAACTTTAGCTCGTCGCATAGCACCCATGATCCTAGCTCGAATAGATATGCTTTTGAATGTAGTTAAAGTAATCATTTTATCTTATCCTTTGTTGGTTAAATTATTGGAACGGTTCGCATGACTCATTACATCCATCAGTCTCGTCAAGAAAGCCGTCAGAATAAACCCTTGCTTCATCGTGAAAAGGATCAAACGGTTCAAGTGACAGCTTAAAAAGATCGTCAACCGTTCTTTCACCTCTAAATATATTGCGCTTATCCTCACCCTCTTTTGGTTTTATGTGAGAACATTCTATTTCTAATTTTCTTGGAAAGTCATAATATTCCGGTGTTTCGACAACCATAGTTAAGTGTTTTCTAAGTGTTTTTTTGTAGCACCATTTACAATTTCCCTGGTATTGCTTTAAATTAAGTCTACGCGGCTGATTTCTCCAAAAATCATTGATTTCTATTTTTGTTGTCGGATAGTCAAACGCGAGCGGATACCATATATTATTTTCTTTGTAAGTTGGCGATATTCGATCTATTTCATCAATTCTAATGCCGATATTTCTTCTAACGTTTTTCCATCTCCCAAAATTATCTCTTAAATATGATTTAATAGGATTGTCCTTTAACTCTCTAGTACAGTGTATAAAGTGCTTGTTTGGTACTCCATACTCTTTACACATGTCAAGAAAAACCGAGCCATCTCTACAAGCCTCTGAATAGCTGGTTATTTTATGAGTACAGCCTTTTCTAATGCCTAGGTGAGTCACCGCCTCAATCCACGCAACATTCAAACCATATTCTTTATCTGCATAATTAACAAAGTCTAACGTTTCTTCATTTTCTTGGCTTGTATTGGCGAAAACACAAATAGCATCAGGTTTTTTTTCTTTTACTTTGATAGCCATGTAGGTACTGCTCTCACCTCCCGACAGTGCGATCATTTCTAACATAACGCTTCAACTGCTAGCTTTAAATCGTCAGATTTTAATTGTATTGCATAAATGAAAGCTTCAGTATCTTCTTGATAAGATGCATCCGGATCATAATAATCAAAATCAACTCCTAATTTGTGTATCTTTTCACTAATGTCATTGCTAAAAATTAGGCTGTGCTTTAGCTCCCATGAAATATCACTGTTAGCAATATGAGATGACTTTTTTGTTGTAGCTATAAACTCCTTTATGCTTTCAATATTCACTCTATCCTCCTTTGTTAGTTAAATGGTTATAGGTGGTTAAAACTTGCCTCCGAACTCAGATCGGCTTGGTTTAAAGGATGTACCTCACAAATTCCAACCCCTATAATCACTCTAAAAAGGACAGCACCTCACCAAGGAGTGGAAGGCGCTGCCAGTGGTTCGCGAGTTGTTTCGTTTGCCCGCGAATTCGTTACGTACTTCCTATTCACCTCATACTGCATCATGCAGCCTAAATCACACACCCTATCGCCGTTCTTGAATGTTATGTGCAATCGTTGCTTAGCACGTCATAATCGCATACAGCCCATTTCTCGGCTTTGGTGGTCATTTGTTTTCCTCGTAATTATCTAAAGCCGCACTTAGCACCCACATTGAAAAAACGATTGTTATTATTATCGATATGTACTTAATGATAATCGATGCTATAACTAATGCCGATAGTGAACAGAACGAACAGCGTTTAATTAGCTTCCAGTTAATCATGATGCTTGAGCCTTTAAAAGCCTTGCATCACCAACCCGCCTATTTTGCTCACCAATTGCTTTTTCTTCGGACTTGACTATTTGCTCGATTGAGTCGATAGTGTTCAATATTCTCTGAGCCACGACCTGATCATTAGCTGTTAATCTTGGAATTCTGCCTTTTTTTAGACTTATGAGTTTAGATAGCCTTTCAGATTGAAATTTTAAGTTTTGTAAGTTCATCGGTTAGCCCTCATTTGCGCTCGTTTATTTTGCTTAAACATTGGTCTAGTTCCGTTTTTTGCTCTTAACTGGTGATTGCTATTAACAGAGCTTTGGTTATAAACTCCCATACGTCTAGCGTGATGATTTAGTGATGACGCTAACAATAAGCTTAAAATACTTGATTTCATTTACCCTTCCTCGCACTATAAACTGTATTAGCTTGGCTTTGCGTGTAGCACCAGTCATGGAAATTGGTGTGAAGATGCTCTTTTTGCTGTCGAATTCCCCCACGGACTTTATTAGTCTGCATATAAAAAACAGCTTTTCCAGCAATCCTAATAACAATCTTTTCGTAAATACCAGTATTTGTTACTTTCCACATTGTGCTCATGCCATCACCTCGTAAATTGTCCACGCTATTATAAAAACTAAAAACGCAACCCTTAAAACTATCTGGCTTTTAGTTGCCTTGATGTATTCGTGTTTCATTGGTATCTTCCTTTATAGTTTTTATATTTTCATCTTTTTCATGATTAATAAAAACCTCTAAACAGTCATTAGCCAATATCTCATCAATAGATGAATTGCTTGCTGATCCGTCTATCACTAATTTTGTAGCATTTTTTATTACAATATTCATCATCTACCCCTTTGAATCATAGTCTAGTTTATCAATTTCAAGGTTTAACATCATCTGAGTCACCTTTAATTAATTTAGAAAATAAATCCACGTATGATTTGTACTCTTTAATTTGATCGTAAGTGTACTTTTCTATTTTTCCGACTCGGTCACTGTTTTCTTTCCACCAGATGGGTGTATTTTCTATGCATCCTATTTTAATATTTATTCCATCAGGTGAATTTACAAAATGCATACTACCTTGTATTTGTGTGGGTAAGTAGCCGCCGCGAAAGTAGCCACCGTGAAAGTAGCCACCGTGAAACTCGCCGCCGCGAAAGTAGCCACCGTGAAAGTAGCCACCGTGAAAGTAGCCACCGTGAAACTCGCCACCGCGAAAGATGCCACCGTGAAACTCGCCACCGCGAAAGATGCCACCGTGAAAGTAGCCACCGCGAAAGTAGCCACCGCGAAAGATGCCATCGCGAAAGATGCCATCGCGAAACTCGCCACCGTGAAACTCGCCACCGTGAAACTCGCCACCGTGAAACTCGCCACCGTGAAAGTAGCCACCGCGAAAGATGCCATCGCGAAACTCGCCACCGTGAAACTCGCCACCGTGAAACTCGCCACCGCGAAAGATGCCACCAGATATTTCACATTTGTCAGAAAAAGTAACGTCAACACTAGCAAAAGCGTTTGTTTCAATACCTCTGTTCAAGATTAAATACAATTCTAATGTTTCGTGTTTTCTATCACTTAATGTGTATCTTTCAGTTTTCATTTCTAGTCACCTTCATATAGTCAGTGATTGTATTGTGGCACAAAGTCCCACAACTGTCAAATATTATCTTACTACTGTTAAACTACTATGACCACGAGCCTCTTTCATTTGACGCTCATACTCATGATACAAGGCTGTTGAAGTCATGTGAGCATATTTCTCTTCGTCACGAATAACCCACAGTCTCGCGTCGCTACATCGCACTTGTTTATAAGTACCAATTTCCTTAAGTATCATTCCAATTTTTTTATCAGTGAAGAACTTAGGATCAGTCATCATATCAGCCGGTGTCATTGCGCCAGCCCTCAATGTTTCGCCCATATCATTACTGGTGAGAACGTTACACCGGAACGCACCATGTTGTTTTTTGATGAATTGTTCTAATGTTTGTTGCATTGGTGACTTTGATGACTCTTTTATTTCTCGTAAAAATTCAGTCATGGGTGGCGCTTCACTCGGATTAAAATTAGTTAAATCAACCACATTCATTAAGTGCCACACAACATATTGCCAGCCGCCACCTTTCATCCAGTTCCACCGATCTTCCCAGTAATCGAGCCATTCTTTTTTCATATTGTCATTTTTATCACGAGGGTTAAGCTCTGACCAAATAGCATAAAATCGCCGTGAAGCTCCGTTCAACCGCAATGGCATCACGCTATTTGTAGTCATTGACGCATTAACAATGTTTCGAATTTTAATCGGTTTGATTCCTTTTTGATTGACTCGAAGAGTGTCAGGCGGTGCTGCTGCCAAAGGCTTGAGTTTGTTACTGACTGCAAGTGCTTCACGCCTGTCACCTAACTCAGCCTCATTAACATGCAGGTATTTGGTGGACAACACATAGTCATTAAAACTACTAAGCAGATCTTCACCACTGATAACTTCATGATTCTCACCCATTGCTTTGATCAATGGATAAAGTAGAAAATCTTTACCACAACCCTCACCACTACCTAGTAGTAACATGTGATTAATTTTACGTTCTGGATATCTCAATGTGAACGCCATCCATTTTTCAATATGGTCGCGATGTTCAGACCACCCGATGGCATCAAAATGCTGTGTCCATCTCTGTGCATCACCATGTACACCAACTGATTGAGTAGCGTCGTCCCATGTGTTAGCGAACCTGCATCCTTTTTCGACGAATATTCGGGGTTGTTTTGGTGCATAATCGAGTCGGTCAACTTTCTGCACTCGACCATCTTGCAATGCAATTTTCCGTGCTTCAGCATCTTCATGACTAAAACTATTTTGAAACGCTTCAGTGCTGAAAAATATTCGCGACTTCCAATCATAGAACTGGTTCAATTCTTTAACAAAAACTACATCATCGTAAAAGTCTGCTTTACTTATTTTCTCACCGTACCAAGTTTTTCGAAGGTCAATTAGTATGTCTTTAAAATCGGCTTTACTCCACCGCATAATGTCAGAAACTATTTCATGCCAATGTCTTTGATCAATCTTTGGCAGGTCATCAGTGAACTTTAAAACTGTAGACGCATACTCACGTTGCTCTTTGGTACCAGGTGGCTCTCGTCA